TTCGTCGCTTTTTATCGGATTATGAATACAACGGATTGTTTCAATAGCAATCGGGCTTCGGGCTTCGGGCTTTCGGGTTCGGGGTTCGGGGTTCGGGGTATAGTATATATACATAGGTATATATACCTACGCACACATACACACATATATACACACATGATCGCGCGCATTCCTTCTGAATGTCGCGTTTTTTTTGTGCCGAATGGATAGCGCCGCGCGTTGGCATCCAACGCTAACCCGAACAATTGTTCTAATTAATCCCAAAAAAGCCTAGACAATCCCATAAATAAGCTATATTTGAGTAGGTAAGGGCGATAGCTTTGCCCTACTAACTCTAGAAAAGATAGGAAAAACAATGACTAACACTTTTGGAATAGAAATCGAAATAAGCGGCGCTAGCATCAGCACAATCAAAAGCGCATTAAGCAACGCCGAAATCCGCGGATGTGACGTTAAACCTGACGGCACGCCCGGCGTTGACGCCGAAATCGTATTGCCGCCGTTGGCACCGTGCGATTTCGCATGGGATTATATCAAATCAATTTGCCGCGTGTTGGACCGCGTTGGTGCTAGCGTCAATTCTAAATGCGGTTTGCACGTTCACATTGGCAATGCGCCGTTGAATGATGACACACACGCCGTCCGCTTTTGTGGCGATAGCATTTTAGAGCGTCATAGAACTGGCAGATACATTACAGGCGCATATGCTGACCCAATGGATTTTGTCGCGGTTCAAGATATTATGTTTCGCTATACGCGGCAACAATCGACAATCAACACAATGTTCCCACGTTCGCGCACCGACAACCGCTATTGCGCGCCGCTATCTGTTGCGCGTATTGAACGCGCCACAACAATTAGCGAATTGACATTTGGCAAATTCACCACCGTTAACTTGGAAACATGGGCACGCGGCACAATTGAATTCCGCCAAGCGTCCGGCACGGTGGAAGCCGACAAGATTATCAATTGGGTTAAATTCCTGTTGAACCTTGTTGATCATACCAACACGGCACGCGTCACTTCTGGAAGCCGAACAATTGTTACCGATACGCCCGAACAACCATTCCGCCGCGGCGCGCGTGTTGGTGTACAATATTCCATGATGCGTTCGGACGGCGGCGCAACCACACAAGAAATCATGGACGCAACCGGATGTAGTGAGCAACGCGTTCGCGCCGCCGTTAGTGAAATCCGCAACCGCGTTGGTGACGCCGCCGTGGTCACTAACACACAACAGGCGAATGGCGCGCGCTATGGTGACGGCACAAACCACACTAGCTATACCGTGCTATTCTCTTTTGAGACCACAACAGACGGCGCGACACTGTTGCCAGAGCATCGCATAGGCAACCCGTCAATATGGGCGGGCTTGTCAGATGAATTGTTCGAATGGTGGCACAATCGAGTAGAGACATTGACGCGCTAGCGTCAATAACATCTCACACCAACAGACAAGCCCGCCTAGTGCGGGCTTTTCTATTTTCTAAGGTACCCTACATAAGCCGAACAATTGTTCTGAAATCGGGGCCTATGGGGTATGCCCCCCCCCCTTTATCTGGAGCTAGTCGGACACGGCTCTACACTAAGAAATCCACCTACGGTAACGTCAAAAAAACTTTTTGGGGTACATAGGACATGACAGACCCCCCTCTATAGAGGGGTGTCTATGTCTGTACTGTCCTTATGTCGTTTGATGGCCCCCAAAAAATTTTTTAAAAAAATCCGTTGACCGCTCCCATACGCTACCATAAAGTACCATTTAGAATGTAAAAGGGAGAGAGTTATGGCTAGATGGGCGCGTGTTACGAATATTGAAGGCGGTTCTGTGATTTGGATAAACGAAAATCACGTTACTTGCATCAAGGAGTATGCGAATGGTTGCATGATTGGTTTTTCCTCTGATTTGGATGATGTTGTTTCGGTCCGAGAGGATATTGATGATATCTTTGCTGCTTGGGATGATTGGCAGAGTATTCACAAGGATGGGTGAGGTTATGGATGCCTAGATACAGGTTAAATTACGGCGATGTGCATGAGTTTGATGCTCAGGGTGCTGGCGAGGTTGTGCCTGTTATGCAGGGTCGTCATTATTTAGGTAGCGGTGAGGATGAGTTTGTTTTCATGCGCCGTGCTGCGATGGAGATGTGCGAGTGGAATGGCAGGAATTATTTTTTTCACAGTCGCGATGCGTTAGCTGATAGCATGATTTCCGGTGGTTTATTGGAGTGTGTTGATTAAGTTTCTGTTAGTTGTTATGGTTGCCTTGATATTCTACTGTATAGGGGCTTCTGATGTCAGTAAGAACGGGTATGTTTCCACCTCCTAGTGTTGGTCCTATAGGCGCTCCGGGTATGCCGGGTCCTATGCTTCCTATGGGTGGTCCGGGGACTTTTCCTGTGCCGCAGGGTGGCAATTCTTTTGCTCCTATGCCTCCGATGCCTTTAGCTGGAATGCCTCCTCCTCCACCGATGGGTGGGATGCCTCCTCCACCGATGCCTCAAGCTCCTATGCCTCAGCCTTCTGGCGCGGGTCTTGGTTCTTTTGCTGGATCGAATGCTCCTCGTCGCCGTATGTTTGGCGATTTTTTGGAGAGTACTTTGAGTTCAGGTCAGCCTCGCCCTGCTCCTCAGATGGCTCGTCCTCCACAGATGCAGCAGCAACAGCGCATGGTTGCACCGGGCACTCCTGCGATGCGGACTCCACCGATGCAGTCTACGATGCCTCGTCCTATGATGTATGGCGGTGAGGTTGATGTATTTGGTTATGAGGATGGTGGTCCTGTTCAGTATATGAGTGGTGGCGGTGTTGCAAAACCTAACATGCGTGAATTTATGGATGCGACTGGCGCTACTGCTGCGCAAGCTTCACAGGCTTTATATGGTTCTGTTGGATCAAATAAGGACATTCGTGATTGGGACGCGATTATGGCTTCTGACAATCCTTTACAGGCTACTCAGGCTGCGACTTCTCAGATGTATAGTAGTGGTGCTGCGATTGCGGGTGATCAGCGTTTTTATGATGATGCGGGTAATTATACTCCAACTGCTGCGGGATATGGTGGTGTGGATGTTGGCGCGTCTACTGGTGGTCCTAAATTAGAAATTCTTGATGGTCAGGTTTATATTACCAGTTCGGATGGTTTGCCGTTGACTGGATTGACTGCTGCGAATGCGGCAAGTTTTGGGATTACTCAGGATCAGATTGATGCAGCGGTTGCTGCGGGTGGCAGGGTTTCTGGTGACGTTTCGAATGCGGGTTATGTTCCGTATGATGCGGGTAATTTATTAATTGATTACTCTGGTTCTGGTTACTCTGGTTCTGGTGGTGTATCTAGCGGTTCTTCTGGTTCCAGTGGTTCAGGTAGTTCGTCGGGTCAGTCTTCTGGTGCATCTTACGATGCTGTTTCCCAGCCTGTTAATGATGTTGTTTCTCAGCCTGTTAATGTTGCGGATAGTATAGATTTTAGTCAATTTAATGGCGATGTTGGCAAGTTCAGCAATACTGGCGAGAATTTTGCTCTTTACGGCCCTCAAGTTAACATTCCTAGTTTTGCCTCTCAGTACATTAGTTCTCCGGGGATTGCGGGTTTAACGACTACAAATGGCCCTGAAATGACTGCTGTTAGTGGGATTGGCGCTTTGAATATGCCAGCTAATTCTGTTGATCTTGATGTTTTAAATTGGTTAAGCGAGCCTACTTATGGATCTTTGGATCGTACTGTTGAGGAGATGAGGGAAGGCGGCGCTGTTCCTCGTCAGACTATGATTGGCGACGATCCACATATGTTGGCTTATATTAATCAGGATGAAGAGGCGTTGTTGCGTAGCTTTGGTGGTTCTGGGATTTCTGGACCGGGTGGTATTCCGAGTTATCCGCTAGTTGATTTGGGTGTTGGCGCGACGAACACTGGTAATACATACAGTGGTAGCAGCAATGCTGTTTCTGGCGGTTATTCTCATCCGACTGATGGTGATGACGATAATAATACGAGTTCTAATGTTGGCGGAAATTCTGCTACTGACTTTATTAACAAAAACGACGACAACGATGATAGCGGTCTTTCTGCTAATGATCTTGCTGAGATTGCGGCACAAGCTGCTATAGATGCTGAAGACGCTGCTGTATTGAATGCGCAGAAGGTAGCTGCTGCTAACGCAGAGGCGGCTGCTTCCATGCTTTCTGCTGGTATTGGTAATGTTGGCGGCACTAATTACAATCCGACTTCCAACGATGACAGGATCACTTACAACAGGTACACTGACAATGAAACCAGTGCATTAGATGATTTCGCTGATCAGCAGTACAATGCTTCTTTTGATTTAAGTGATGGAAGTGTCATTCCGGGCAGTGTTGCTGGCAATTTAGTTGGCGCTCAGAACACTAACCTTGGAAGTCTTTACAATGATAATAATACGATAAATGCTGTTGTTGATTATAACACAAATGCGAACAATCAGAATGTTGGTAACACTAATGTAACCACGTTAACTGATTCTCAGTTGGCGAATGCTGCTTCAGACACTCAGGGCGCGACTGCTGCTGAGATTCTGATGGATCAGCAAAGTGCAGCGGCTGAGGCAGCGGCAGCGGCACAAGCTGCGGCAGCGGCTGAGGCAGCTAAGAAAGCAGCTACTGCTTCTTGGTTTAATTCGCTTCCTGAGCCTCAGTTTACGTCTACGTTCCCCGGCTCTGGCGATAGTGGCAGTGGCTCTGTTGCGGCTACAATTAACGCTCCTAACAGCATTTTCGATTTACCTCCTGCTACTGGTTTACCTCCGGCTTCTTCTGATGTTGGTGCTACGGATGATGATTTAGCGACTGATTATACTAAAATCGCGGGTGTTGATGTTGGCGCGACTGATGATGATTTAGAGACTGATTTTAGTATTTTCGACACTGGTGCTGATACTGGTGCTGATGAAGACGAAAATCCGTTGTCTTTGCTTCGACCTGCGAATGCTGGCTTGGGCCGTGGTGCTGGCTTCAAGAGCATTGAGCAGCTTAAAGCTGAGATTGCTGCGGCTGAAGGTACGGCAGACGAAGGTGGCTATGACCGTCTGTTGGATAAGGGCGAAACTGGCACGTTTAGTGGCAATAAGCCACTTACTGAGATGACGCTTGCTGAAGCTATTAAGTTTGGCACCAGCGATGCGTATCGAAATTATTCTAGAGATGTTCTTGGGCGTGGACCCAATGAACTTCCATCTACACCTATGGGCAAGTATCAGATTGTTGGCACTACTTTGGCAGAAATAGTTAATAATCCCGCCAATGGATTTGATCCGAACGATTTGTTTGATGCCGAAACTCAAGAAAAACTTGGTGAATACATTATTAACAAAAAGCGCAATTATGAAGATGTTTTAACTGGAAAAATTACTCAAGCTGAGTTTGAGAAGGGTCTCGGACAAGAGTTTGAGGGGATTCAGAAAGATGAAGACTTCAGCTTGAGCGGCGGTTCTGTTGATAAAACTGGTATCAATCAGGTTGATGACAAAAGTACATCAAGACCTACTGATGATGAAGTAGTTAAGGCCGCTGTAGAAGCAGCGAAACCCGGTGCTTCAGAAGATGAAACAGCTAAAATAAAAGCACAGCTTGACGCTTCTGTTCCTGTTCAGGGTTTCGGCAAGTTTATAGCGAATATTGGCAAGGGTCTTTTCTTCGGTCTTGGTGAAGACTTTGTTCAGGGTCTAGTTGATAAGACTGAAGCCGAGCGTGCTAATATCGTTGAAATGCACATGAACGCCATTAATAACGGCGCTACTCCTAAGTATGATGATGATGGCAAGTATGTTGGGTATGATACCTCTACTGCCGCGACTTTTGGTCAAAAGGTTCTAAACTATTCTCAAGACAATGATATTAGCGCCCTTTTACCTCCATCACTTGAGGGCGGTGATTTCAAAATAACTCAAGCTGATATTGATGAAATCAATCGCATTAATAAGATGTACGAAGGAGATCAGGACAAGATAGGTCAGGGGCTTGCCGCTGGTGACACTATTACCTTGGGTTCTTTTACAAACGATAATGCAATTGATAGCGGCAATGCTAGATTCCAGCAGGTATATGACGCTCAATCAAAGGCCGCTGAACTAGACCCATATGGCATGAGTACAGAGAATGGATTTATTACATCTGATGGCGAAGAGTATGTTGTAACTTTAGACGGCAAGTTGGTTAAAGTTGAAGATGGTGTTGTAGGAACTGGCGAGAGTATTCTTAACAGCGGCCTTGGTGTTGGCACTGAAATCGCCACTATTTTTGGCGATGGAGATGATACCACTGCAACCAGCGGCGATGACGATACCACTACAACCACTACCGAAGTTGATACTGGCTACACGACTGATGAAAACGGCAATAAAATATGTAACCAAGATGGTTACGTTTACGATGTAGCTACTGATGCTTGTGTTCCTGCGGTAGCGGAAGAATCTACAGATACTTCTCTTAATATTGGTTCTGGCGCTAGCCGTAGCTTTGAGGATGTTTTGAAAAACATTCAGACTAAGCCGACTACGATTGCTCCTATTTCCGCGAATATCAAGCCTATGGCTCAAGGAGGTATGGCTGGTTTGAATCGTACCGCTGACAACTTCCTGAGAGCTTTAGGTGGCTAATGGACGATTTAAAGGACTTTGCGAGTTATCTCACTGACGATGAGATTGCTAAAGTAGCTCCTATGCTTGAGCGCATTAAGACGCTTGATTCTCGCAAGGCAAAGCATGATAGCTTTATGGATTTTGTGAAGCATGTTTGGCCTCAGTTTATTGAGGGCAGGCACCACAAGATTTACGCTCAGAAGTTGCAGGATGTTGCTGACGGCAAGTGCAAGCGTTTGATTATTAATATGCCGCCTAGACATACTAAGTCTGAGTTCGCGAGTTATTTGTTTCCGACTTGGCTTATGGGCAGACGCCCTGACTTAAAAATCATTCAGGCGACTCACACCGCTGAGTTGGCTGTTGGTTTTGGTAGGAAGATCAAGAACTTAATCGAAAGCGAGGATTTTAAAGATGTTTTCCCAGATGTCAGCTTGGCTAGTGACGCTAAGGCGAGTGGTAGGTGGAGCACTAACGGCGGTGGTGAGTACTATGCTGTCGGTGTGGGCGGCGCTCTTGCTGGCCGCGGTGCGGATTTGGCTATCATTGACGACCCTGTTTCGGAACAAGATGCGTTAAGCGCGACTGCGCTTGATAGTATTTACGAGTGGTACACCTCTGGCCCTCGCCAGCGTTTACAGCCCGGTGGGGCTATTATCATTGTTATGACGCGCTGGTCGATCCGTGACTTGACGGCAAAGGTTTTGAGTAAGCAAAGTGGCAAAGGTTCTGACCAGTGGGAGGTTGTTGAGTTCCCTGCGATTATGCCCTCTGGCAATCCTTTATGGCCTGAGTATTGGTCTCTTGACGAGTTGGAGGGCGTTAAGGCGTCTATTCCTGTTGGCAAGTGGAATGCTCAGTACATGCAGAACCCTACTGCTGAAGAGGGTGCGATTATCAAGCGTGAGTGGTGGAATGTGTGGGAGAAAGACTCCCCTCCACCTTGCAGCTATATTATCCAGTCTTACGACACTGCGTTCAGTAAGAGTGACCGTGCTGACTACAGCGCGATTACCACTTGGGGAATTTTTCACCATGAGGACACGGGCGAGGATCATATTATTTTGCTTGACGCGACGAGGGGGCGTTGGGAGTTTCCTGAACTGAAGGAAGCTGCGAATGAGCTTTACAAAGATTATGACCCTGACATGGTTTTGATTGAGCAAAAGGGTTCTGGTATGCCTTTGACTCAGGAACTGCGCAGGTTGGGCATTCCTGTGACGCCGTTTACGCCGGGTCGTGGTGCTGACAAGTTTACTCGTATGCACGCCTGCGCCCCTGTGTTTGAAAGTGGTATGGTTTGGGCTCCAGATACGCAGTTTGCTGATGAAGTTATGGAAGAATGCGCTGCATTTCCCAACGGCGAACATGATGACTTGGCGGATTCGATGACACAGGCTATACTGCGTTTTAGGCAAGGGGGTTTTATTACCACCTCAAGTGACTATGATGAAGATGATATAACCGCGTACCGTCAGCGCAGAGAGTACTATTAGGAGTTGCAAATGGATAATGTTGACAAAGAAGCTATCATGTTGGCGCTTTTAGAGGCGATGGAAGATGGCGGAACTAACCCGATGGATGATGCGGCAGGCGCTGTTGAACGTGGAAACCGTGCAAAGGCTCGTGAAACAGGGATGACTATGCGCCCTAAGATGCGTCCTAAGAAGATGATGGGCGGCGGTAAAGTTAAGGGTTATAAAGGCGGCGGCTGTGTAATGCCGGGTCGCGGTGGTTCATACGGAGGACAAAGCTAATGGCTCTAAAATATGTAGATTTACCTTCTGGCGGACCCACAGCGTCAGAAACTAAACGTCGAAGAATTCAACAATCTAATTACGATGACAAATTGGTAGATAAAAAGTATGCAGAACGTGGAACGTCAGGCGCTGCACAAGCTAGAAAAGAAAAAGATGCTATGCTTGACAAGTTAGTTGACGATCTGGGGAATATTAAAAGATATGGTAAAGACGCCCCTAAAGGTCGTTCTTTTGGTCAAAAAACTCGTGCCGCGCCTTATAAAAAATACAGAAATGGTGGCATGGTTGAGGGTTATGAGTACGGCGGAGAAGTCGGCGGCAGTTGCCGTGGCGGCGGTGCTGCTGTAAGCGGAACTAAATTCTCTGGAGTTAAATAATGGCTAAGATCGTTATCAACATTGATATGGAAGAACTTAAAAGTGGCGTCAATCAAATGTTTGATGACGATCAAGTCGAAGAATTTTCTTGTCCTTTGGTGACTGAGGACGAGGAAGAAAACTCTGAAAACAAGCAATATGCTATTGATGAGTTTGCATATGGTCCTTCTTCTAAAAACTGGGAAAAGAAGCCTGAGAAGTGTGGTATTTGCAAGTATTATGACATTCGATCTGAAATGATGGGGTGCATTGAAGATGGCATGGGAGATGCCGACGATTTGGGTTATTGTTCTAGGCTAGATTTTGTTTGCGGTTACGAAATGGTTTGTAATGCTTATGCTTCTGGCGGTCCTGTAACCGATTACGAAACCGAAGATAAATCACCGATTGATGGCGGTTCTAAGGATATCTTCTAATGAGGTTGGAGCGGGATATTTTAAAGAGACTACCTCCCCACTCTTTAATGAGCATGTTCTCAGTGGATTGCTCCAAACTGATTGAACTCTATTCTGCTCCAACACCTGAAAAGGAATAAAAATGGCTATTGAAAGAGATATGGGTGCTGGTGGGATAAATATGCTTCCAGACATAATGCCTGAAGAAGAGGTCATAGTTGAAGAATTACCTCAAGACCCCGGTATTTTTGAATTTGACGATGGCTCTGCAATTGTAGGGGAATATGAAGAATCTTTGGAGCCGATAAACATTGAGTTCAACAGCAACTTGGCTGACTACATTGATGACGGGGATCTTTCCACTATTGCCTCTGATTTGACTGGTGATATTGATGATGATTTTGCGGCGCGTCAGGATTGGGAAGATACATACAAACGTGGCTTAGAGTATCTTGGAATGCAGTACGAAGATCGTACTGAGCCTTTCGAGGGATCTTCTGGCGTTGTACATCCTTTGCTTGCAGAGAGTGTAACTCAGTTTCAGGCTCAAGCGTATCGTGAAATGTTGCCTGCGAGCGGTCCTATTCGTGCTGAAGTTGTTGGCGCTAATAACGAGGATGTTATTAAGCAGGCTGAACGCGTCAAAGACTACATGAATTACATGGTTACTTACGAGATGGAAGAATACGATCCAGAGATGGATCAGATGCTTTTCTATCTTCCGGTAATTGGCTCTACGTTCAAGAAAGTTTACTTTGATCCACTAAAGGGTCGCGCTGTTAGTAAGTTTGTACATGCTGAAGACTTAGTTGTTCCTTATGGCTCAACGGACTTGGCTTCTACTCCGCGCATTACACACGTTATAAAGATGGATTCCAATGAAGTTCGTAAGCTTCAACTGGCTGGATTTTATAGCGACATTGACTTGCCGAGTAGTTCCAACTCAGAAGATTCCTCTGAAGTTCAACAAACCATTGATGAGATTCAGGGTATTCACCCTAGCAATTCTTCAACTGAGTTGACTTTGCATGAAGTCCACACGGACTTAGATATAGCTGGCTTTGAAGACATTGGGCCAGATGGTGAGGAAAGTGGTTTAAAGCTTCCTTACATTGTTACGATACTGGCTGATACTGGAGATGTTTTGTCAATTCGTCGTAACTACGACGAAATGGACCCAATGAAGCGTAAGAAGCCTTATTTCGTTCATTACAAGTTTCTTCCCGGTCTTGGCTTTTATGGCTTAGGTTTGACCCACATGATTGGTGGTTTGGCGCAAGCCTCTACATCCATTCTGCGTCAACTTATTGATGCTGGTACGTTGTCTAACTTACCTGCTGGATTTAAGGCCCGTGGCGCTCGTATCCGTGACGAAGAGAATCCGATTCAACCGGGTGAGTTCCGAGACATTGACGTTGCTGGGACCGACATACGAACCTCCCTGATGCCCTTACCGTTTAAAGAGCCCTCTGGTACTCTTTACAACCTTTTAGGCACTCTAGTGGACGCAGGGCGGCGCTTTGCTGCTATGGCGGATATGAAGATAGGTGAGATGGGCGGCGAAACTCCTGTTGGCACTACAATGGCTATTATGGAGCGTGGCACGAAGGTTATGTCCGCGATTCATAAGCGGATGCACTATTCTCAGAAACTTGAGTTTAAACTTCTTGCGAAAGTTTTCTCTGAGACAATCCAATCTTATCCATACATGCCTTCTAACGAGTATGGTCCAGAAGTTTTTGCAACTGACTTTGACAATAGAATAGATGTTCTTCCTGTTAGTGACCCGAATATCTTTTCTATGGCGCAGCGTATTGCTTTGGCTCAAACGCAATTGCAGTTGGTGCAGTCAAACCCACAAATACACGGTGGTCCGCAAGGTTTGTATCAAGCGTACAGGAATATGTACGAAGCTCTGGGCGTCAATAACATTGACGGCATATTGCCACCACCGCCTCAACCGCAGCCTGCTAACGCTGCGAAAGAAAACCAGATGGCGATGAACGGCGCACCTCCACAGGCTTTCCCTGATCAAGATCACAAAGCTCACATGGAAACTCACTTGTCCATTATGTCCACACCTACTGTGCAGATGAACCCACAGGTTATGAGTATTTTGCAAGGTCACATTCAGGAACACATTGGGCTTCTTGCTGAACAGCAAGCGGCTCAGATGGTTATGGAGCAAGCTGGTCCTGAAGTTCAGCAGAACCCAGAGGCGATGCAAATGCTCAAGCCAGCCATAGATCGTCAAGCTGCTATGCTTATCGCTGAACTTACTGAGCAATACGCGCAAACAGTTGAGCCTGTGTCTGAAGGGTCAGATCCACTTGTAGAGATTAGGAATCAAGAACTTCAATTGAAGGCTGCTGATTTGCAACGCAAGTCAGATGAGTTCCAAGCGAAGCAACAACTTGATCGCGAGCAAGACGCAGCAGATATGTTGTTAGCTCAAGAGCGTCTGAATTTGCAAAGAGATGCACTAGAAGACAAAACTCGTGTTGCCGAGGATCGTGTGCAAACGCAGCGAGATATTGCAGCACTTAATAACGACACAAAACAAAGGGGGATGAACAATGTCCAGTAGTGTTCGTGAAAAGATGGCTCAGGTCAATAAAGACAAAATTAAAGCTATGCGTGCCGCAGAAACAGTTACGGAAAAAGTGAGGGCTCGAAATGACAAAGGGAACTTCATTCCAGACGATCCAAGCACGCCAGAAAACGAAGCTTGGGTCGAAAAGCCTAAAGTCACAAAAAAACCTGCTGCAAAGAAAAAAGCAGCCACAAAAAAGTCTAAGTAGGTTTAGCTCAATATCAAGACCCCAGAAATTCATGGGTGTTTTTTAAAATATTGGGATATGTACTTGTGTTTCCCGCTAGATCTTATAAAGTTCTAGTGGGAGAATAACATGGACTCACTGCATTTAGCTGATTATCTGTACAAAAAGCTGCGTCAGAAGCGCGAGGACTTAGAGGTAACTTTAAGTACTGGAAACGTGCAGGATTTTGCTGAGTACAGATACATAGTTGGACAAGTAAAGGGTCTCACCTTCATGGAAGATGAGATCAGAACCTCAATGAAAAACATAGAGTACTCAGATGACTAAAAAACTTTTCGTTCCTGATCACGTTGCTAAGAAAATGAACAATCCCAAGGGCATGGAAGATATACCCAAGCCACTGGAAACTGCGTTTGGTAAGCCAAAAGAGCAGAGTAAGAATGAAGACGACCCATCACAGATTGGTGCGTCTGTTATTGAGAGGCTTCCGCAGCCTACTGGTTATAGGATGTTGATCATTCCATTCTATCCAAGCGAGAAAACCAAAGGTGGTCTTTATGTTCCTGACGCGATTCGCGATAGAGAAGCATTTGCGACTGTAGCCGCTTATGTCGTTAAGCTAGGTCCAGACGCATACCAAGACTCCCAGAAGTTCCCAACAGGTAACTGGTGTAATGAGAAAGATTGGGTTCTTATAGGACGATATGCTGGAAATCGCTTTAAAGTGGAAGGTCTTGAGGTTCGTGTGATAAATGACGATAATATTATCGCAACTATCCTTGACCCCAAAGACATTTCTTATGTATAAAGATCACAGAAGGAAGAAATCTTATGCAAGCTGAAGACCAAGAAGATTTTGAAAATGCTACTTCCGTTGAGGTAGATGATGACGATAGTTACGTTGCTTCAGCAAGTGACGATGATGATTCCGATGATGACTCAACCCGAACAAATGTTCGAGATGACGATGATGATGACTCTGAGCTAGGTAGTTATAGCAAAAAGGTAGATAAGCGTATTAAGAAGCTTACTGCCGCTAGACGCCAAGCTGAAGAAGAAGCCGCGGCGGCGGTTCAATATATTCAGCAAGTACAAGCGCAAAATGAGCAATATAAGCAGCGTTTGACTAACTTAGACAAGGGGTACATGAGCGAATATGAGGGTCGTATAACCACTCAAGAAGCTCAGGCCAAGCGTGCTATGACTGAAGCCTATGAGGCTGGAGAGTACGAAAAAGTTGCCGAAGCTCAAGCTGCGATTGCTCAAATCGCCATTGAAAAAGAGCGTTTGCGAATGCAGAAACAGCGTTCTGCGCAACAGCAGCAACAGGCTCAACAACAGGCTCAGGCTCCACAACAGCCACAACAGCGCCAAGCTCCGGCTAGAGATTTAAAATTAGAATCTTGGATGGCGAAAAACACTTGGTTTGGCCCTAATGGCGACAAGGTTATGACTGGTGCGGCTAGAGCAATTCACAATACATTAGTTGCGGAAGAGGGTTTCGATCCTACCAGTGACGATTATTATGCAGAGATCGACAGGCGTATGCGTCGAGAAATGCCAAACAAGTTTCAGGCTGACAGAAAGAACGTCCAAGCTGTCACACCTGCGGGTAGCGGAAATCGCAGCCCTAAATCTGGGCGGAAAAAACAAGTAGAACTTAATGC